ATCGTGCGCCGCCTGCGAGCGACATAACATCCCAGAGTTCGCGGTTTGGCTGCGCATGGACTTCGTCAAAGATTACGATCGGTGAAGGGTTGAGTCCTTCTTTCGTGTATGCCTCTGCTGAAAGTGCGCGGTAAACGGATCCTTTATCTTTGTATTCGATTACGTCGCGGTAAAGGGTAAACATCGAGGAAAGTTCCGGGTCGAGTTCAACCATGCGCTTTGCTGTTCCAAATACGATGCGAGCCTGATCTCGATCTGCTGCGCATGAATAAATTTCGGAACCGTTGCCGCCAAGTGTGAGAGCCGATAACCCCATCGAAGCTGCGAGCGCGGACTTTCCGTTCTTGCGTGCCATTCCAATCAGGGCGACTCTGTGTTTCATCCTGCCATCTGGCCTGCGTGCTAGTGCGTGGTTGAGAAGTTCCTTCTGCCAATCGCGAAGATGTAAAAGTTCTCCGGCTGGTGCTGCGACAGAATCTTTCGTTACTCTGCAAACCGCTTCAGCGAATTCTGCATAAAGTGAACCGTCGCCGCGTTTGCGATCTGCAATAGCCACCGGCGTCATCCAACGCGGCGGCCATGATTGTATTTTTTTCTTAGCCACGTGATCGCGTCATCAATTCCTGAATGCGTGTCTGTGCCTGCACTTCTGCAAGTCCAAGACGTGAACGCTCGACCGGGTTGAATGCGATCAAGGAAAGCATTGCAGTTATTTGATGATCAAGGTGACGAAGTGCTACGCGGTCGCGCCATTCTCCACCTCTGAAAACTATCGCTCGAAGTTGAACGCGTTCATCCATTGTTTCGCAGAGAATCATCACGTGTTCGATGTCTGTGGTTGGAGAAATCCATGCGCGTCCTGCTTGCCAGATTCTCTCCCACATATTTTGTCCTTCTGATCCCAGTGGGCGAAGTGGTTCTGGTGTTTCTTTCGCCATTGGTAATGCGATCAGGTTTGCTTTTTCTGGAAGTGGTCGCTTTCCTGGATTACCAAGTTTGCGCTTCTGCTCGATTGGCTTAGGGGGATTAGGCATTGTCGCTTCCTATGAAATCGTAAGGTTTGCCGGTGAGTTCATTGATTGGAAGAATTCCAGTCAGTTCTTGCCAGCGCTTGCATATAACGTCTGCGTATATCGGATCTAATTCGACAAGTGCTGCCGTCATTCCGAGTGTGTGAGCTGCGACCAGAGTGGATCCTGATCCGCCAAATGGATCCAGAACAACCGAATCACGATTCGCCGAGTTGCTCAATATTCGAGTGATTAGGTTGATGGGCTTCATGGTCGGGTGTTCTGAATTTCTGCGTGGACGTGGTTCGCGGATGATTGTCGATGACTCTCTTGCTGTCTCGATTATCTTTACGAGTTCTGTCTTGCTCAATGTGTCCAAGTCTTTCGTTGCAAAGTCTAGAACGGTTGAGTCGTTGAATGGGCCGAACCAGGGATGCGCTGCTCCTGGTTTCCATCCGTAGATGATTGGTTCGTGTTGCCAGTTGTAATCTTGGCGGCTGAGTGTGAAGTTGTCTTTCACCCAGATAAGAATTTGCTTGAGCATAAATCCGGAAGTCTTGAACGCTGATCTGAATGTGACGCTGCTTCCATCTGCGTGGCAGACATAAATTGGGCAGCCGTCTTTCGCGTTTGCATACATTGCTCCGTAAGTTGCAAGAAGAAACGATTCAAATTCTAAGTCACTCATCGAGTCGTTCTGAATTGTTAGGTTCTCATTTGTTCCGCCGGTGTATGCGACGTTGTATGGCGGATCGGTAAAGATGCAATCTGCAAGTTTGCCGCCGAGTGCCTTGTTTAGAATTTCTGCGTTTGTTGAATCTCCAACAACGAGGCGGTGCGGCCCGAGGATCCATGTGTCGCCTTCGATGCTGTGCGCTGTTCTTGATTTCGCTGGTGCTGCATCTAAGTCCCCGGCCATTGGAATCTCTTGCACCGGAATCTTGAGAATCTCTGCAATCGCTTCTTGGCTGTAGCCGGCGTCGCTTACTAATTCTGGATCAACGTTTACGAGCTGCGCGATCATCTCTCGAAGCGCGTCTTCATCGTAGGTTCCAAGCTCGGCGGTTCTGTTATCTGCGAGCGCGAATGCGTGGGCTGTGTTGTCATCGTCGTCTGTCCAAACAACGGCGATCTCACTCCAGCCGAGCTGCTTCGCTGCTTGCCATGTGTGGTTGCCGGCGATAATCGTTCCATCGCTGTGTTTGGCAACGATCGGCTTGCGCTGTCCGAAGCGCTCAAGCGATCGGGCAACGGCCGCGATGTCGCCCCTGCGTGGATTGCCGGGCAGCGTGTGTAAATCGTCGATCGGCGTGGCCAAATTTTTTAGGCTTTCGTTGATCATGTTTCCCCCTTGTTTTTAGTTTATCTTGCAAACCCTGAAAACCCCTGAACTGCGACGGTGCGCGTTCTGGGGGCGTCGGGGTGAACTCCCCCCTTGCGCTCTGAGGTTACAGGCCGTACCGGGATATGCCGGGTGGGGGGTGTGTGTGCGTCTATCTATTTGACTTGCTTGAATTGCATTTTCTGCAGAGCACTTGAAGGTTGGATCTGATCGTCAATCCGCCGGCGGCGAGGGGGTGGATGTGGTCAACCGTTAAATCATTTGTTCTGCCGCATTTGCTGCACCAGGGTTGCTCTTCTCGAAGCGCTTTGCTGAGCTGTCGCCACTGGTAATCGTATCCACGCTGTGCGCGTGTGGGCCGCGTCTTCTCTTTGATCCGTTTGTAACTGAGATCGCAATCATCGCATCGAGTTGCGCGTGCAATGGCTCCGCAGACTAGGCATGGTCTAGGTAAGGCCATCGTAATCCATGAGGTACTTGATCGCTTGGCCTAATCTCCCCGGCTTGTCTTTGAAGTATCCAAGTCCAACGTTGCAGTTGCTGCAAAGAATTCCACGCACTTGATTCGTTTCGTGATTGTGATCCATTACGAATTTCGTTGCGCTCTCTTCAACATGGACGCCACAGATAGCGCACGCATCGTTCTGCTCTTTGAGTATCGCTTGGCGATTCTTATTCGCCTTATGAATAATCCTGCGATCAGCACTGCGGCAATGCCTACATAATTCACGCACTCCATCGGCTCTTCTTCTATCTTTGCAGAAAAGATTTAGCGCTTTGGTTTCTTTGCATCTGGTGCATGTTCTTTCAGTCGGTATCTCCATCGGCGTCGTCATCGTAATCCGATCCGTAAAGGGTAAGCCTGTCCTTCTCCGGCAGCGATAGATATGAGTGAAGCGTTGCTGTTACTGCTCGGTTAAGTAATGACTCGATTGCGTCGAATGATAAGTTATTGTCAGTCGTCATCTCTGTGTGAACATCGCCGATGCTTATCGTTATGTTCAGCATGTGATTCCCCATTTTGTTTCGGGGATAACTGCATCTGCTAGCGCAAGCGTATCAGATTGGATTGACAGTTGCGTCAAATCATGCATCATGATCGTGCCTTGATGATTGCTGCGATGTCATAAAGACTTCCTCTTCTCTGGATGTCGTTCTTCTTTATCGTTCTATAAACTTCGCGCTCTGTAATTCCTAGCCACATCGCAATCGCTTCAACATCAAGATAGAAGGTTTTGCTCGGGTTACTCATTGCCAATGCTATCAAGCGAAGCACTGTCCATTGTTGCTTGCATCCAAAGCAGGCGACTTCGGCTGTTAAGTTATCGGCATCGATCACGACGTACTTGCTGCACTCATCGCTCGGGCATGGAATCCGCCGGGGCTGTTCTGAGAAGCGCTTTGCAGCTGCTCTTCCTTTGGCATGGATGATCTGGATTTCGTGAGCGAAGTCTGCCGCCCATTCCTGTTCAAGTGACCAGTTGATGTGGGCCAAGTGAAAGGTTGCGCTCGCCAAGACTTCGCCTTCGATGGTTGGTTCTTTGTTCACCATCGCCGGCGGTGTCAGGCTCCTTGCGTATCTGATCGTGCTCTCCCAGGCGTGAAGGGTTCGAAGTAGTTCGGTTGCCATTGTGAAATCCAAAGCGGCCACATTGATTCCAATGCTTCGCTCGGTGCTGGCTGCTCCTGATCCTGTCCGGGAAGGTTGAAGGAATTGCTTGGCTTCTTTGTGCAGCTGTGGAAGTTCTGCGATCTGGTTGCGGACTTTCGTTGCGCACCGGTTGCAGGATCCTGGTCGCTCGGTCTTCTTTGCGCAGATTGTGCAGTCCATCAGAACGGTATCCCTTCGTGCTCGAGCTGTGGTTTCTTCCTTCTGTTCCAATAATCCGGGATCTCATCGGCGTCCGGTTCTTGGCCCTTGAGTCTGAATATCTCCATCGTCTTGCTGCAACTGTGGCTGGCCAGAATCAGTGGCTGCTTGCCCTGGCTTCTCTGGATCGCGTTCAGCGATCGCAGATCGGCTTCGAATGATACGGCCGTCTTATGTAGTTCGAATGTTCGGCTGCCCTGGATTCGTTTGATGATCTCTTCTCGAATGGTCAACGTTGCCGAGTCGAGTCTGATCTGAAATCCGACGGTGAAGCCTTGCCAGATAAGTTTTCCACAGGCTGTGCAAAAGATGGGGATAAAGTTTGAATTCATCATTTATTCTGTTCCTGTGGCTGCTGTTCCACTGTTCCGCGTTCCCCCTTATAGGGGGGGAACAGCGGAACAGTTTGGTCGCTCTTGCCGAGGTGTTCTGCGGAACGGTGCGGAACAGTGCGGAACGGCGGAACGGTTAAGTTATCCACAGGCTATTTACTCCGCTTCCCATGCATTGACGTCGCCGATCATGAATTGATTCTTGAATTTGTAAAGATGTTTCTGCCCTTGTTTCCTAAATTCTACGAAGCCGCCAACGATGAGCTGCTCCAAAGCCTGCCCTAATTCCTGGTTGCCGATCTCGATTCCTTCTTGTCGCAAGCCCTTGCGAATGTCGTTCTGGCCCATCTCTGTTCCAATTTTTTCAAAGAAGTTCGATAGTTCCTGAAGCTTCTGCTCCTTCGTCGTTACGACAATTGTGCCGCCGCTAATGGTGACGGTGATCGTGCCGTCCTTGTTGCTCTTTAAGTTTGCGACGCCGAGGTCTTTGGCGTCTTGGCAGATGGCGCGGACGAAGCCTGGTCGGTCTTTGGTTACTTTCAGATTCAGGCAACCGTCGAGGCCCCTGCCGAATGGCATCGCCACGTCGACTGCGATCGCGACGCCGTCGATGTCTGCTCTCTTTGCCTGTGCTCCGATGGCGTAATTCCCCCGGGTGTCTTTGCTCTTGGTCACATGATCAATCGTCAAGATACAGGCGTTCTCCATCCGAAGGGGGCGAAGGATGAGCTGTGAGAAAGTCGTCGCGTCTTTG